TCCTTATCGGTATTCTCGTACAGGTGGTTCCATGGCGAAACTTGTTCTAGCTGATCTCGCCAGTCTTGAGTCTCAAGCCAGTGCGATCCAGACCATAAATGCGAATTCTGCCGCAATTGAATTCGCCGTCCACCTTCGGCATCTGACGCCAGGCACCCATCCAAGGAAGAATGTCCGGAGTGGCCGAGAAGAACAGGTTAGCGACCGAGGCACCCGTGGACGCCGTACCGCCAATGGTCTCCGAGGCACCCGATTGGTTGGCACCCGAAAGAGCCAGACGATTCGAGGTGTACACGTCAAAGCCGTACACGTTCTTAACGAACTGCATACCTTGGCCGATACCACCTTCGACGATACCTTCCCAGCGAGGGTTGTTCGACACGTTGACCAGATTGGACAGCGTATTGAGTACGTACTCAACCGAGGGATCGACGATGGCAATCAGGTTCTGATCAGGCACGTTGGCCTTCTTCAGGGCGTGACGGGCACGAGCAAAGTCCGCAAGGCCAATATGCTGAATCGCGCCCGTAAGGGTCGAACCAACAAATCGGTGAGCAGCGCCGTTGATCGAGTTGGTGTTAGCAACAGTTTGGCCGTTAGAGGTGTTCGGTTGGCCTTGCTTCAGGATGTCCACTTCAACTCGTTCTTGAATAGCGCGAGCCATGGCGGGGACGAAAGACGCCTCCAGCTTGGCCGCGTAGAACGCGTCTTGGCGGTCCTTCTGCGTGATGTACGTCGCCGAACTAATGTAGTCGGTGATCGAGAACTGGAATTCACCGGTGTCCAGCGCATTGTACTGGATAGCCGTGTCTTCCACGTAATCATTTACATCGAGGGTACCGATAGAGGGAACGGTGAACGTGGTCCCGTCAGGGAAGCCGCTCAGCCAATCCACATACTTGGTGGCCATCAGCTGATCTTCAAGAATCTTCTTGAGATCACCAGACCAGATTTCGGACCGAATCAGGGCGTCCGAATTAGCGGTAGTCATACCAGCCATTGTTTATTGTTCCTACGTAAAGAAGGCATCGCCAAGACGTTTGGCGTCTTTAAAGCGCTGCTGTTGAATGTTAGGCTTATAGTAGGCAACATCACCGATTTCAAGCCGAAGCTTTTCATAATAGGCGTTAGTGCCTTCCTTTACACCCGGTGCGTGAGTTTGAAGTGCAACCGCATTAACATCACCCCGAGGGGCGGCGGTTTGCTTCGGCGCAGTGGTGAGTTTCATCAGTTCGTAGAAAGCGTTGGGGCTCTTAGCAGCCGTGTCTTGAAGATATTCAATTGAGACACTAAGTTCCGCCGCACGATCTGCGACCAACTTGTTAACGGCGTCCGTCGAACCATAGAGTTCAAGAAGACGATCACTAACAGCTTGGGTATTGACAGCGGCTCGCTGGGTAGCGACACGCTGCTCTTGCGCCTTGATAACACGCTCAACCAGTTCGTCCTCGTTTAGAGGCTTAGCCGGTTCCGGAGACGCTGGTTTGGCTTCTCGGGACGGGGCAGGGTTGGCGGCTTCGCGGGCCTCCCGCAGTAGACGTTGGGCCTCGACTTCTACATCCTTGGCGGCAAGAGCATCTCGCACACCGGCGAGTTCTTCCTGCAGTTGATTGATGAAGGCGTCTTTATTGGCCAGACGTTCTTGAATTACTTGATCCGGCGCAGGGGTCACTGCGGGCGGTTCGGCGGTCGGCGTAATGAATCCATCGGTCATGGAGTGTATGTTCTACCTTTTGTCAAGATTAGTTAATTGTAGTATTTCATTGTACGCACGCAAGTAGCCATTTTGGTCTGCTTGCTTGTGGGACCAGGAGGGACAATCGTAATCGGTCTCATGAGTCTTTACTCCACTCTGTATAGTATTATAACAAATTTCACCGAGAATGTCAAGTAGTTTCTGTGAATTTACTACAATATTTTTAACTTCGTCCTGCTCAGCCTTGGGGCGGTGCTGGTACCATCGGGTTTGCATTGTCAGGCATTCCTTGTTCACCCACGATTTGTTGGGCGGATTGTTTCAATTTCTCAGTCTCTAGCATCTCAGCAATACGGACATTGTTCTGGACAAGATCAAAACGTTCCAGGTCGAGAAGCTCTTCAATAAGCTTGGCCATACCAACACCAGAGATGTGAGCATTCACAGCCGGGTCCTGCCCCAGCGGAGACGATGCGAGTTGTGTGAGGTTCTGGAGGATATTGGCATTACGGGCAAAACGACGAGCGCCGATAGGGCGGAGCTTACCTTTTGCAGCAATGTCGTCCTTAGTAATTTTCATGAACTCGGCCGCACCAAACTGATCGTCCATGACTTTAATCAGATCGGACGGACCCATATTACGACGAGCAATTTCAAGCATTGCGTTGAGAACTGGCTCCAGGAACATCTCCTCAAAGTACGCACTCTTGTTGAGGAAGACTCGGTTTGCACCGTTCTCCAAGACTTGCACTTCGTATGCGGTCTTTTCTCCCGGAGTTCGGAAGCCCATGGCTTGCTTAGGGGCGCCTGCCATTTCTTCCATCTTGGCCTCGTAGCCGGCGATCTGAGTGTCCGCATTGAGCATCGTGGTATCCGGGGACTGGAACTCTACGTCGCCTTCATCACCGCAATAGATACGCTCACCGGGGCCGTAGTCAAAGTCCTCTACATAACCGCGAACCTTCATGACTGGATGAATGATCAAATCAAAGGCGTCGGACTTTGCGTTCTCCAGGTGATCGATACGGTATTGCATCCCTACCAGATTGTCCAAAGGGCCCATGGCGTACAAGTTGTCCGGGCGTAGACGCCAGCCACAGTGGAAGATGTGGGGCCGGCCAGTCCAGGTGGGGCACGGCTCATTTCGGATGATGTAGCAACGATCGACAACGGTGATGACCCGGTTCTTCTGGAACTCTTGCGTGTTCACGTCGTAGATGTCACCGTAGAAGTGGAGCAGTTCGACGTATTCGGACTGAAAATATTGCAGGAAAGAGCCGAAGCCGTCGATCTGATACGCGTCCGCTTTCTTAAAATCACCCTGGCTCAGACCCGAAAATTGATGACGATTGTTGAGCACCTTTTCGAAGACTTCTTCAAGATAACCATTCTCAGGATGATCCTGAAGATCGGCCTTTAGCGAGCCAAGCGATTTCAGTTCACGAATGATCTTCGGAGAGTCAGCAAATGAAGCCGCTGTGGCGTTAAAGACAATGTCATTAGGGGAAATACGAACCGCCCTGGGGCCCACAAATCCGGCGTGCTTTTCACCCGTGATTGGGTCTTCAAACTCTTCCGCAACAAATTCTACCATACAGAAGACGTTACCGTAGTCCGTAAAATCATTGACCAGTTGTTGCACGGTGCCGCGATAACCGCCCATTCGCATCTTGTTGGCCATATAGGCCTCGATGACTTCACGCTTGGTCTTGGCTTCAGACGATTCATCATCACCCTCCCATTTGATCGGACGATCATTAGGGAACAGCGCGGCCATGTAGTTGGCGTTCAGATTGTCTCGGATTTGACACAGCTTCGGGATGTGAACAGAGTTCTTCCACGGTAGCGCGGAATTGGACGTCCCCGACGTGTCCGTCGCAAAAATGTATTCACGAATCTCGGCTTTCTCGTCGAGCCACTGATTGCGCATAGACTCCCACTCAACAAACTTGTTGCTGATGTGCCGAGCCAGTTCGTCGGGATTAAGGATGTTCCAGATGTCGAGACTGCGAGTACCAGTAGCCATTACATAACTCTTCCTGAGACGCCGCCAAAGCGGCCGTAGACAATATTCGTGTGCGAGCCGGAGTTCCGGCCTTGCATCCCGACGGGCGGTGATGCGATTTCAATAGCAGACGCAAGGGCGTCCATGACGTCATCATGATGAGGATGAGACAAAATCAGCTCATCCTCTAGGACCTGGCAGTTGCCGCCCTTGTAGTGCCACATCGTATCGTTGTCATAACGAGGTTCTAGGACGGCAGCCATGCGCTCTTCCTTCGAGCCTTGGTGCCGAGTTGGCTTGTGGTCGACGACACTAAG